AGCGTGGCGGCTACGGTAACCGTGGCGGCGGTCGTGGATCATCCGGTGGCGGTTATGGCAATCGCCGTGGGGTGCCGGGCACCGGACGCTACTCGAGACGATATCGTAGATAACCATGAGGGGGGGACCGGTTTCCCCCTCCTAAAAAACAGAGGAATATGAGACTAGATATGTATGATGATTTCCCTTCCGGGATGCGATCCTACCTGAAGGCGTATGGCTGGCATTTCTCCAAGGCCATGTGCGATTGGGCCGTATCCATGATGGAGAAGGAGGACGGAAACGGGAAGAAGGTCAAGATAACCCCTTTCACCAAGGAGCAGGTGGATGAGATGCTGAAGAAGTATAGCGTTGACGTGAAGAAAAAGGGTGGATACGATTATGTTTACGCCGCCAACATGTGCAAGGCCGATTACCTTGGCTCCTCCGTGCCTAACGAGCAGTACGCCGCTCTTTATGTCAAGAACGTCTGCGACGATCCGGACGCTTACGACGGGATAGTGTTCACCCGGTTCTACGCTGATTGCATCGGGTCCGGCACGCCTATAATCTGGGAGGAGATGATGTGATGGGAGGCTGGGGCTACATACTGAGGATCTTGAAGGGAGAGTCCCCCAAGGACGTGCTGGCGAGTATGCCGGATAAGGATTTTGACAAGGTATCCGAGGTGGTGGGCAATCTCAAGGCAACCAATCTCACCCGGCAACAAAGGAGGAGGATAGAGCGGGAGTTCAAGACGGTAAGGAGATGATACGACGGGATTACCATATCAAGAGATACGATTGGGTGATCCACGTACTGTATAACGTCACCTGCTCGAGGACATCCGATATCATAGCCCTATTGAGGAGGGTCGGTTGCCCGGAAAGCAAGATACGGGAGGCTTATGGCAATATGGGGTCGTGCAATCTGGACGTGGGACTTACTTATTCCAGCTACCGGCGGAGGGAATCCGTCATGGTGATAGGCCGGACCTCGTCCTATAGGGAGTTCGCCAATTCCCTGTTCCATGAGTGCCGCCATTTGACGGATCATATGTCCTTGGCCTTGGATATGGAGATCGGAGGGGAGCCTATCGCTTACTTGGCTGGCGATATAGGAGCCTTGATGTCCGATGAGATAAGGATGTTCATCTGCGATTGCCATTGTCACAGGAACGATATAAACGATGAGTTATGGGAAAGAAAAAAGAAGATAAAAAGAAAAAGGAATCCGTAAGACGGGAGATAGACCGCCTTACGGATTCCTTGGATTTCGAGCCTGTCAACTTCTATGAGGTGATGGCTCGGATTAGACACTTGATGTGCCTGTTATGATTTTGTTTCTTGCGCCTTAAAATTATAGACTGGTTTAATAACATCTATAATGTCTACTGTATCAGTAATAGCGGTGATTATCTCCTCTATTGGCTTGTACGCTTGTGGAGCCTCGTCTATTGTGGCCTTGCTTACAGAAGTTGTGTATATTCCATTCATGGATTCTTGGTATTCCTCCATGCTGAGTAACTCCTTTGCCTTGTTCCGGCTCATCAAACGTCCGGCCCCGTGCGGCGCTGAATAGTTCCAGTCGGGATTTCCTTTCCCGATACAGATGAGCGATCCATCACGCATATTAATAGGAATAAGTAGCTTTTCTCCAAGCTCAGCACTTACAGCTCCTTTTCTAAGGATCATACGGCTAAAATCAATGTAGTTGTGTATGGTTTCAAATCTATTTACCTCAGTAAATCCCATCCCCTTAATGATAATCGCTGCCATAGTAGCACGATTAAGTACAGCAAAACGTTGTACTACTGCCATGTCATTAATATAGTCGTGAAAATCACTACCTGAAAGATGCGCTAGCTCTTTGTCCTTACTGGGAATAGAAATGTTCTTAATTGCTTCCTGAATATCCCTTTCCCTACCTTCTGCTTTCAATCTGGCAATAGTATTACGTACCTCTATCGCCCGATCACTTTCTGTATTTGCAGCCAAATTTTGATAGTGCTTACAAACATCGCCTCCCAGCTTTCTACTGCCAGAGTGAATAACCAAATAGTACCTATGGTTTCTTTCTGAATAGTCCACCTCTATAAAATGATTACCGCCTCCAAGCGTACCGAGTGATAGATAAGCCCTATTTAAATCTACTTGCTTCGCACATCGTAGGTTTGAAAAATCAAAATTCTCCTTTTGGGTGTCATGTATATCAAACCCATTGGGAACCATTTCCCTTATAACGGAATCCAATTTCTCACAGTCTATGGATTGATCTGCCAATTCCACGGTAAGCATACCGCAACCAATATCCACCCCAACTAAATTTGGGGTTACCTTATCGGTTATTGTCATTGTAGTACCGACAGTACATCCCTTACCAGCATGGCTATCTGGCATTATTCTAATAATTGAATTCTGATAAGCCTCATAGTTTGCGAGTCTTTTAACTTGCTCATAAGCTTCATATTCAAATGTCTCGGCGAATACTTTCACCTCGTTTCCTGTGTCCGATTTTATAATTCTCATAAAAAATATTTTTTGCAAATAAACAATAAATGTTTAAATAAACTCATGGATTCTTTGATTTGATTAACCCATTAAGTATCTTGGTCGCCAATAACGGATCTTTATCCATTAAAATGTTCCATACTTTTATTCCGGGTTTCACCCTAGAATAATGATGTAGCACTATATTGTTGGCTTTATCCAGTCTTCCGGTTCCATATATCCATAACATCCCGGGATATAACTGGAAGTTTTTCATTATCTTCTTTGCTTGTCTTAATCTCATGATTTCAATTTATTTATTATTTAATGATTATATAGTCCCCGCAATCTTCAATATACTTTATTCCGGCACTATCAAGAGTATTCTCTATGTCCACTTGGCACAGGCAAGATTCCGGTATGATATTGTCATACCCTTCCGCTGGGATCATTTTCGTGATTTGCGGGAAATGATCCTCTAGTTGTTTAGGGGATTGTATTTCTACATCCCCGTCGTAAATAAGTACGCACATGTTATTAGAGGTTAAATTATCGCTGTTTGAAAATCTGGAGTATCATTTATATTGAGGCTATTCACGATATCTACTCCGCACCAGTCTTCTGGATCACCATTCTTTTCACCATCCACAGATACATAACCGATACCCTCTATCATGTTTTCTGTACCGAATGCTGTTATGTACCATGCTATCTGCCGGAGCATATCTTCTTCACTGGCACCGTTCTCTATCGCATTCCGATAACTTTCAAGTGAATCCTTAAATTCTTCTGATTCCGGATCATAGGTCATACTGATTGTAGTACTAACCTCTATATCTATTTGTTTCATGATTTTTTAATTATAATGTTATTACTTGTTCGTAGGTGAGCGTCCCCTTATACCCTCTGGCCTTCAATTCCTCGATAAGCTCCCTTGGCTTGAATTTTGCCAGATCCGGATTGGTGAACACTTTCGTCAATCCCCCCCTTCTTCTCTCTGTATCGGTCTTCTTAGAGGCGTTATAGGCTTTTATACAAGCTTTGCAGTAGCAGCGAAGCCCATCCTCCGCTGATCTGTCCTTATAAAAGTTATCTATCGACAATTCCTTGCCACATTTTCTACATATCTTAGTCTCCATGATTAGATGTTTTAATTTGTACTTTGATTGTTCTATTCATGATCTCTTAATTATGAGCCTTACCATTAAGGCTCGGTTAATACTATTCCTCTAATCACCATTCTCTTTCATCCGTTGCAATACATCCTTGCTCGCTTCGAGTATCTCGTCGAAAGACGGGATAGGTATCCATGCGACCCTTGTATAGTGCATCGCTAAGTTAACCGCCCATTCTTTGCCATCGTAAGAATCACTAGACACAAAGTATTTCCCGCTTATATTCATTCTGCTTAGAACTAAAACCTCGTCTTTATTCTCCGGTAGCCGGTCATTAATATTTATCCACGGAGATTGCTTTGCCTGCCATTCGGCACCGGCTTTGAAGTCCTCACGACAATTATCTTTGCGAAGCACATAGTCATCCGCATCCACTTCTTTGAGAACATTCTTGCGAAAACTCGTTTTTCTTATGGCGTAATCCTTTGCCGCTTCTTCTACTGTCTGTCTCATATCAATCTTGCTCATATTTATTTATCTTTTTGAATTTTATATTCCTCCTTGGAAATCTGTCTGTAATAGTCAATGACCGCATTTTCCACTCTTTTATCCTTGGCTATACTCTCTTCCATTTCCCGGACTTTAAACTCATCGCATGCGATGAATATCCGTCCTCTCTCTCCCCCGGGAAGCCAATACGAAGCGAAGTAGTATTTTTTCTTTGGGTTGAGAATACCATAGATGAGATATATACCGTAAACCAAAAAGGCAATCGTAACCCAGTACCTTGGGATGATAAACCCTATGGACCATGTGATGAACACGAAAGAAAGAACTATCAGTATGGAGGTTATCAAGCACTCGATCTTATTCTTCATTTGATCCTCCTTTCAGCAATTCGGGGTTGTCATAAACATTCCCAATAACACTTCCTTGGCACACCTCAAAGTCTAGCAGTCCACATGGATTAACCCCATCTAGGGATATGCACCATCCTGTATGTTCGTAGATGTCAATCACTTTGAAAAATTCTCTTTTCTCTTCATATTTCCATGTTGAGAATATAACGGCATAAATACGTCCGCTTGGGGCTTTTATTAAATCCCCCTCGTAAATCTCCTTTCTGCTCTTGTCTTTTAAGCCTGTGAACTGGCCTACGGTGTCTTTATGAATGTAATCCCATTCCATAAAAAACGGAGAGGCAGAGCCTTCATTGAATACTCCTTCCTTTTTTATGATTATCATATCTTGCTTTTCTGCCCCTAAATCCTTTAGTGTCGTAAGCATACCATGTACCCATTTCCCGCTTGTCGTACTTTTTCCTCTGAATTTAATCTCACGCATTTGACTCTCCTTTCTCTAATATATCCTCACAAGCTCTACTATCGCACCTTACCGGCTTTTGATGGAAGGCGCACCAAGCTTCCCCGTTAGCGTCTTCATACTCGATAAGTCGGCAATCGCCGCATAATTTCTTGTCAAGGTATCCTTCCTTGATAAGCCATTCGATGCAATCAATTATACCATCAAATAGGTTTTCGTAACCTTTAATATAAAGATAGTCAAGTCTATCGCAAAAATTAGTCATTGAATATTCTACCCCTTTATTTTCGAAGTCTACAATCAAAATATACCCATTAATATTTGTAGGTAATATCTCTATCAGCTTGGATAGAGACCAAGTGGGTAATACCGTATCTTGATACGCTTTACTTTTAATCCTGCTATATTCAAATGCGACCAGACGTTCGAACTCGTCAAGATACATGTCCGCCGTCTCCGGTCTCACCCCCGCCCCCCCCCCGGCCTCTAATAGCCGGGATGATTGTTCTTTATTCGTGCAAATTTGATTCATATCATCTAAAACTAGGTATTAATATTACATTTATCCCATTCTCGAACCTAAACAGGTTAGGTCCAGATGAAGGGTTCGAAACAAGAACACAAGAGGTGGTATCAAGAAGCTTCATGAGATTTATCATTTTAAGCACACGCCCGGATTTAAAAGGATTCCCGTGTATGTTGATGTCATATTGGGGATCTTTTATCATTTCCCCGGTCTCGCCTAAATGACCCTTTCCACGACATACGGGGCATTCCTCCTCTTCCGTATAGGTCGTTCCATCAAAATAAAACTCATAATCAACCATCCCGGTACCATAGCAAGCCTCGCATTTATACGTTTCATTTATCATCGGAACGTCATCGTACAATTCCTTCAACCAAGACAATTCTATGATCTCATGGCATTCTTTCCTTATATTCAACACAGATGATACATCTGGCTTGTCTTGATACGGATACCTAAGACCTATCAAGGATATAGGTATTGTTATAAGCGTGATAGCGTCAGTGGCACATACCATGTCCCCTTGCTTGAACGCTTGGTTTAATGCTGGTCTATACTTGTCGTTACCGACAAATAAATTGAGGATTTTTGTTTCATTTTTCATATTTACCCCTCCTGAATAATTACGCATTCAATTTGCTCGTCCCATGTTACATCCACCGGATCGTACTCATACTCTCCATCGGACGTGCGAATCATTACCTCCGCTTCCGGATCTTGCTCTTGGAGAAGAGCAATTAGTTCTTTATTTCTCATGATTCACCTCCTTCCTTCAATTTAGCTATGAGCGCATCGGCAAAAGCTACGGCATATTCTGCTTGTGTTTTAAAAGCGCCTTCATAGACTTCTCTGCTTGAATTACTAAGAAACGCTGCCATCATTTCTTTTGCAATCTCATATCTGCGTTGTTCCCAATCAACGGCTTTATCCTCCGTCTTATCTATAACCTCTAGATCCTCTAGAGCGTTGAGTTCCTGTATGAGATCAAGCCCCTCGGAATCCACATAGCGCACCCAATCCTTTTCAGGACAGGCTTCGGAAGATTTGAAGGCGATAACATCAACGATCTCCCCAGTCTTTCTTATTCTCGCTTTCATGTCAAAACAATGTTTTCTCTAAATCATAATTAATCCAAATCACCTCCTGTACCTCACTGCTCCGGATGTTATTCTTCTTGACCGGGAACTTTATCATGTTCCAATCCCCGTACAACTCCCGCATTAACGGACAGTCATAACTACTTATCATTGCCTTGCCTTTGATCGAATGCAAACGATCGGAAAGCTCACGATGCTTATCGTCCGGGAACTCGTACTTGTAATCATTCGAAGAGGCCCGGCACTCAAGCGGATAGGGTGGGTCGGCGTAGAAGAAAGCGTTTGGGAAATCAAGCCGATCAATGCAATCCTTATAGTCCAGATTGGTGATCTGGAAATTGCCCCTGATCACCTCTGCGACCTCATGCAGTTTCTCTATCGCGTTGTTCCATCGGGAGACAGTCTCTCCGCCCTTGGCGTTAACATGTTGCTTGGTACAATGCCAACCCTTGTTCTTCTGTTGCGCTCCCAACCCGAAGAATGATTGCCGGATACGGACGTAAAACCTCCTTGCACGCTCTATCTTATCCCCGGAAGGTTCCCATGAGTTATTATACTCCAGTTCGGAGCATGGGGTTAACAGCAATAACCTTGTCAACTCCGGCTCATGATCCCTTAATACCTCGAAGAAGTTGGTTATATCCCCGTTTATCTCGTTGGCCGTCTTGATAACCCTTCCCGGATAATTGATGGACACGGCCATGCTTCCGGCGAACAGATCGACCAGATGGGTGAAATCTCTTGGAAAGTTCGTGTACAGATACTCCAACCAAGTGAATTTCCCTCCGAAGTAATTGAAGGCTATAAGTTTATTTCTGTTTCCGCTCATGAATCATAATGATCAAATTAATAATTTACCCCGCTTTCTCAAAAGCCTTCTCAAAGACCTCCGGCCTTAGCAAGGCGTTGCTTATCGCCGTGAACGCCTTCACGATCCCGGGCTGCTCATTTAAGTTTATTCTCACGTCCTTTCCAGTGACCTCGCTTGATAACCGGTCACTTAGGAACTCTACCCTGCCCAAATCTAGATAGGACAGGGGATTGTACGCCAAGGGGACGATCCCCCGCATCCTTTCGCCGAAATCGTATATCGTGATCCTAGACATCTGCGCAATCATGTTTATCGTGGATGACAAGGATGCTATCCTGTTCGCCGAACCGGATACCCCGTGATCCAGCAATATCTGGCTGATCGTGTAGTAATACCGGTCTATATGAGGCTGCACGTCCTCCTCCATGCTTTGCGTTATCTCGGCGAACGCCTCCTTGTTGGCCTTGGCTATCCGGAAGATGTTGGTGTTATAAGCGTTTATCCCCCTCTCGATAGCGTTGGCCGTCCGTTTTGCGTTATGCCTGTAGTGCTCGCTATTCCTTATGGCCTCCATGAGTGATACCGTGTAGTTATACACTTGGTCGTTCAAGAAAAGCACCATGTAGGTTAGCGAGGTGACAAGGCCGTTCGTGTCCTTGTCGATCTCTTCCCAATCGTTGTATTGTTTCATTCCTCCATCCTCCTGATCATATAATCAACAACGTCCTTTACGGTATGGCATCGTCCGGGATCATCATTAGGGATCAATATGCCAAACTCTTTCTCCAGCTCCAGCAATATCTCTACCTCGTCAAGACTGTCCATCCATAGATCATCCTCCAGCTTGGATTCCATCGTAAGTGGCGTATCTTTGTGAAAAAGTCTACTCTTTATGATCTCAAATACTTTGTTTTTTATAGTTTCTTTTTTCATTGCTGTAATTATTTTTTATTGCTCTCATCATGGATGAATGTAGCTTTCAACTATGATGAATGATTAAACCTTATTTGTTTTAGCGAACACCACCGACTCGTGATCCGGCCTCAGATGGGCCATGCAAGCCTTGCTGTACTCGCAAAATCTCGCTCCATCGTCCCGGAAGACGCATCCCCTGCACGGGATCTTGTTCTGCCCGTTGTAATACGGGCTGTACTGTTCCACGATAATTTTCATGTCTCCTACCAACACGATCAAACCGATAGGGGTGTTTCTCAATCTCTCTGTTATTTCCATGTTATCTTCTCCTGCTTTCTCCGTTTAGGACTATCACGTTAAAACTTTTGAACCTGTCTACCAGCCTAGCTCCGAAGCGATTCTTGAAATCCGTGACGGATAGGTTGGAAGTGATATGATACTTCTTCTGATGGGACTGGTATATCTCGTACCTCGCGTATAGGAACTCGTTTATTACGCTGTCAAGGCTGGTGCCGTAGCTTTTCTGGTTCTCCGTCTCAAGACCGATATCGTTAAGGCAGATATCGAACGGGTTCCCTTCCATGCTCCCTTTCCCGGCCTCCTCGTTGTACGTGAACCTGTCTATGTGACCATGGATCTTGTAATAGTTCATCATCTGGGTCACGGATAGGTTCACGAAGCGTTTGGGGTTATCCGTCAATTTCAGATAATCGGCGAATATCTGCATCATGAGCGTTTTGCCCGTTCCCGGATCTCCCACGATAAGGAGGTTCTTGTGCAGCTTATAGTTCTCCTCCGGGAATACGGACTCGGCCAACGGGCAATCGTTGAAATAATACAACAGGAATCTCAAAACCTTGTCATTCCCCCTGTCTGTCTCGAATTGCCGCCTCTCGATCCCTAGGTAATTACAACCTAGCGCCTTTATCATCCGGGCGTGGCTGATGTACTCCGTATCGTCCGAGAGATCGTACCTAGAAACGTTCTGTATAGTCCTTGCGTGCTTCTTCACTAGGTTGAACATCTGTTTTTGCTGGAGCCTCTCTTTTTCCGTAGGCCCCCGCATGGCTTGTATAGCCTCCGAAAGTTTCTTTTCTTGTTCCTCCATTATGTCTTTGATTATAAGCCCTTAGTCCTGTTCCCTGCCACCAATAGGTGAATCGTCTCTTAACGTCATCTATCGTTTTTAGCGTATCGCCCTCCCCGGTGGATACCATCCAAGCGAGGAAGTTATCCAGCTCGCCGGGAATGAGGTCATTGAAAGCGACGCTCAATCCCGATATCTGGCAAGCGTATCTGCGCCATTCCTCGTCCCCCAATAACTCATTCTTGAAATTCTCGAAAAGCGTCTCACGCGTATTAAGACTCTCTCTTAAAGTATTATCTTTATTATTATTTGGGTTATCGCTGGGTTGGCACTGGGTTGTTCTATGGGATATCAATTGAGTTATCAAACTCTCTAAGTCGTTTATTGAAAGGTTGTTTACTGGGTTGCTTTGTGGGTTGCTTGTTGGGATATTACCATTGTATTCGTTGTATTTAACAAGAGTTATGACATTCATCCCTTGGCTTTTATCCGTAGTTATCATTCCTTTCCGTTTTAACTTGGCAAGAAATGTCTTGACTTTTTGTTCTCCCCATTTCCATTTACCAGCGAGGAAACGGTTTGAAGCCGGATATTGTCCTCTCCCATATGTTATTTCTCTACCTCCGATACATTCAATCGTGTCGGTTGCCTCAAATCGTGCTGATTGTATTAGATCAAGCCACGCTTCGCACTCCGAGAATGTCCGGGCTGCTTCCCACATTTCATTAGAAAAAAACTTACGAGAGAGCATAATGAAACCCTTATCCATATACTAAAAATCAAAATCCGGAGACTCGCCGCCCTGCAAGGACTTTAGTTTCTGGTCTACAAGGTGGTTTACATCCCATATATTTACAGGTTGTATTTGCAGGTTCTCCGCCATTTGCCTTGCTACTTCCTCGGAGACAGGATTTATAGCGTATATGGCCCCCGATGAGAGAAAGCGGGTGAAACTGGGCTGGTTACTTGTATCCGGAACGTCTACCCGAAGCATATTGGTACCGGCCACGTTCTGTTCCGTACATCTTCCCGCTATCCTTGAATGGCCGAATAACTCGACCACGCACCATAAATCAAATTTCTCTTGTTCCATATTATCTTCTCTTTTTAAAAGTGTTACAAAATCTCGTGGAGTTAGCTACCCGTCCTGCATCATGTATGATGCACCAAACGCATAGCCCCTTGTGATGCTTGCCGTGCACGCAATCGGCGCATCTGATACGCTCGGGTTGCTTGGTAGGTTTCTTAGCCATTCAAGTAGTCTTTTATAAGCGCAATGAAATCGTCCAGCGATCGGCATATCTCATATCTGTACCCTTGAGCCTCTACCGCCTTTTGGAATGCCTTCTGGCTGTCCTGTTGCCGGCCTTTTCTTGTCTTCATTTCCACGTACAGACCGTGATGGACGTTATTCGGGACTGACAGGAACAGATCGGCGACCCCGGCCAATGCCCCTTCCGCTTTCAGTATAGCCCCGGTTACCGTGTCCCTCCGTCCTCCGTTCGGGACGCTAAAGAAGCATCCTGCGTATCTCGGGTATTGGAGACGGAAGTATCTGACGCAAGCTTGCTGGGTCTGTGATTCGATATTCCTCATTTGTACTTGTCGTCTATCAAGATTAATACAATAAAAATTATCGCTAGGATAGCGAATATGAACGTTATCACCCCGAAGGATAATAACAGGCTTTGAAAAATGTCACTCATAATCGTAATTGTCAAAATCGTCCGGATCGTAATCCGGAATGTCGTTACCGAAATCCATGATTGTTATTTGTTGTTGGTGGACGGTGCCGGGATCGAACCGGCCTCTTTACGTCATGCGCACTCCGTAACGTTTCATCCCGGAATACTTACCGCCCGAAATCCCCGCATATCCTCACGGACGGCGGGGATAATCATTAACTAACCCAAATCTAATACCATGAAAAACACACTCTAATATTAATATCCTTAGTTCTGAATCTTTATTAAATCGGGTATCGCTCCATAAATGGGGGTACGACCATCCCATTTGTCGATAAACTGCTTATAGAGAATTTCTTTAGTCAATCCTCTCGAGGTGATTAACGCTTGTTCCGTTTTCAATTGCTCCAACTCGTTGCGTTTCCGTTGCTCCGCTATCTGCTGGTCTAAAACCGAAATATTGGTGTTAACTTCATTTCTACTATCAATTTTCTCGCGAACCGCCTTGGAAAACTCTAATTGCGCCGAGAATGTGAGTAATTGAAGACCTCTTTTCTCGAATTCCTTATCTACAATCTGCTCAAGGCGTTTCTCAAAAAGAAGCGAACCTCCGTCTGCCATTAAGCTATCGGTCTTATGTTTACGGCTTTCCTCCTTGATCAGGTCATAGATGCGAGGTTCTAGTATATTATCCTCCAATGATTGCATGAAACCGTCTTTGCCTGATTCCGTATCAGCCTTGTCTATGTGTTTGTTATCGAAAACAACGTCTATTGCCCTGTTTTTGATGACCTTGTAGGAGTAAGTGGGGCGTGCGTTAAACTCCGTATTGTCTGCGGCTTTTAACGTGACAGGGCTTCCGAACTCGCCTCGTTGGTCGAATAGCGGGACTTGAAATAATTCCGTGCCCCATTCCCAAGTTGAAACCTTGCCCGATACGACCTTGAAATCCTCCTTCCCTTGTTTCCCGTAATTTTCCATCAATACCCCAGCGTAATTAGGTGCTACACGTTCACAAGAGGATAAAAATACCATAGCGATTATCGCTATAGTAAAAAACTTAAAACTTGTCCTTTTCATTCTTGATAAAATTAAATAGTTTGTAAATTATAAATAATGAACTAGTTAACATAATGACTATTCCTAGCCATGCGTCAACATGGTTAAAAACTCTGTTCCCTACCGGAATAAAGGCTATGGCCAATATCAATATCCAGTGTTTGTTGATAAATTTCTTCATGATCTTTTTATTTATTAAACCTCCAACTCCTCGATTAATAGCTGTCCACATCCCATGAACCATACTTGGGAAGCTGGTGATTTCTGGAGCAAGGCGATCTCTATTGCGGCCTCCTTGAACTTGCTCTTGTCATGCCCGGCCTTTTGCCTGATGAAGGATTGCGTTCTCGTAATGAGATCTCCGTCCCCTTCCTTGGGATCACGGGTTATGATATCCTTGCACTCTCTCATCTTATCCTCTATTGATTTAGAGGTGTCGGACAATGATTTCTCTATCTCTTTTTTATCGATATCTACAACTCTCTTATTGACATCCGCGTTGAACGGGAATACGTCCATGATCATTGTCTCCGTGACAGAGGCTATGGTGTAATCCGCCATTGTCCCCTTCATGCCTTCTTCTAGCACGGTTATGGCCTCTTTTAGACTAGAGGCTTGGGCAAGCATTTGTGCGGCG